CGATGTGTTCGGCTACCCCCTGCCAGTCCTCAGCGTCAGCCCAGTCGAAGATCGCCGTCTGCCATTCCGACAGTTGACCGGCGATGGCGTCCCTGGCCTCGCCCAGCGCTTCACCGATCAACCCGGCGATGTGTTCGGCTACTTCCTGCCAATTCTCCGCTCCGGCCCAGTCGAAGATCGCCTGCTGCCAATCGGCCAACTTGGCCTTCACAAAATCTCGCGCGGCCGCGAGCGCATCACCTATCTTCTGGGCGATGAAATCCCCCACCTGCTGCCAGTTCTCTGCGCCTGTCCACTCGAAGATTTTCTGCTGGATGAGCGTGGCGACTGTGCGCAGAATTTCAACCGACGCCTCGAAACTAGCCTTAATGGCCTGCATGATGGCCGAGCCGACGTCCGCCCAACTACCCTCACCGGTCAGTGCCGCCTTAACCGCCTCGATGACGTTGCCGACGGCCTCCACCCAGCGGCCGACCGATTCCTTAATCGACTCCGGGATCGAGTTGAAGATTTCAACGACCCGCGTCTTGAACTCCTCCCAACTCGGCAGCGCCGTCCCCAACAGCTCATTCGCCAGGTTCACCACCGCGTTCCAGATCGCTCCGACGATCCCGTCGATGGTCGACGCCAGGCCACTCAACACCTGACCAATGCCCGACGCCGCTCCGCTCACCGCCCCCGTCGCCGCCTCCCACGCCCCGGCCCAGTCCCCACGCAGCAGCGCCGACACCACCCCGACCACGCCGCCGATAATGGCCGAGATGGTATTGACCCACCCGGTCAGCGACGTAATCCACCCGCCAATAATCTGCTCCGCGTTGGCGATAAGGCCGGCCAGCACCTCGCCGAAGAAGCGCCCCAGAATGGCGATGATCGCGCCCACGACCGAAATGATGGGCTGCAGCGCGGCCATCAGATTGCCGAACGCTTCCTTCAGCAGTTCGATCTTCTCCCTCAGCGGCCCGGCCGCGTCCCCCAGCCCGGCCAGCGCCTCCCGAATCCGGTCAATTGTCGGCTGGAAGAACTGCACCAGCCTCTCCCATGCCGTCCTCACCCCCAACAAATCCCTCTCCCACGCCGTCCTCACCGCGCCAAACACCAGCGCCAACCCCGCCACGGCCGCCACAATCCCCGCAATCGGCGCCAGCATCGGCAGCAACACCGACCCCACCGCCCACGCCGCCACCACCCCGAATGCCAACAGCGCATCCTTCCACGACACGAACGACGTGATGGCCTGCGCCACCCGCTCGATCAGCGGCAGAATGTTGTCCCTGAACGCCACCAACGCATCCAGCACCGGCTGCGGCGCGATGTCCCAGATCGCCTCGATGAACGCATCGATGACCGACATCCCCTCCTGCAAGTTGTTGATGAACGACTCGAACACCGCGATCACCGGCGGCCCCCATGCGCTCAGCAACTTCGAGGCCGACAGCGCCAGCTCGGTCAGAATCGGCAGCAGCACGTTCCCCAGCATCAGTTGCAGCCCCTCGATGACCCCGCGCAGGATTTCCATCGCCCCGCTGAAATTCTGCATCCGCTGCGCCGCGATCTCCGCCGCGCTCGTGTTCGCCATCACCGCCATGAGGTTCCGAAACTCCTCCTCGGTGAACTGGCTCATCGCCGCCGCCGCCCGCATCGCGTCAGTGCCGAAGATGGTGGATAGCGCCTGGAGCCGCTGCTGCTCCGACAACCCGCTCAACGCCGAGTTGAGAATGCCCGCCACCTCGGCCATGTCGCGCATGTTGCCCTGGCTATCGAAGAAGGCGTTGGCCCCGTCCTCAGTGATCAGCCCCAGCGCCGCCATCGCGTCTCTTGCCGTGTTGGTGGTCGGAATCAACCGCTGCAGCATCGTCTTGTACGATGTACCCGCGTCCGAGCCGCTGGCGAAATACGGCGCGATGGCCACCAGCGTCGCGTTGAAATCCTCGAAGCTCACCCCCACGGCCGCCGCCACGCCGCCCGCCTGCGCCAGCGCCAGCGCGTAGTCGTTCACCTCGAACTTCGACTGCACCAGCACGGCCGTCACCCCATCGGCCACCTTCCCCAGCTCGCTCGCCTCCATCCCCCACAGCGACATCGCGTCCGTCGCAATCCGCGCCGCCGTCGTGAAGTCCGCCCCCGTCGCGTTCGCCAACTGCACCGTCGCCCGCGCCGCCCCGCCCAGAATCTGCTCCACGCTCAACCCATTCTGGGCCAGCATCTCAATGGCCTGCGCCGCCTCAGTCGCTGACACCTTCAACTCTGGGTCAAGCGCCAGGTCGAGCGTCGCCTGCCGCAGCAACTCCGCCTGCTCCGCCGTCGCCCCCAGCAGCGCTGCCACCGTATCCATCTGCGCTTCCAGATCGGCCGCCTTGTCCACGGCCGACACGAAGAAGCCGGCGATGGCAATGGTCATCGCCGCCACAGCCGCCACGATGGCCGTCCCCAGCGTCTTCGCTATCCGGTCGGCCAGCCCGCTCGCCCAGCTCTGCGTGTCGCGGTCAACCTGCGCCAGCGTCCCCTGGTAGCTGCTGGCATCGGCCGCCAACGTGATGTACAGCTTTGCGATCTCCACGACTGACCTACTGCCTCACTGACCTACTGAATGCTGGATACCGCTCACTCCCAACTCGCGTTCAGATATGCCACCATCGCCTCCATCCCCTCGCCGCCCTCGCCCGCCTCATAGCGCAACCACTCCGGCAGAAAATCGTTAATCGTGTACGGCGAAGGCCGCGTCTTCGGGTCCCGATTCACGTTCGCCGTCAGCATCTGCCTCGCCGCGAACCGCACCCACTCACCCCTTAAGCCAAACGGGGCGAGATCGCGCACTGCTTCCCACGTCGCGATCTCGCCCCCGCCGAATGTGCCATCCACCTCGGCCAGCGTCAGCCGCCAGTGGTAAGCGATCTCACATCGGAGCGTCAGGTCGGGTTCGGCCGTCAGCCGTTTTTTTCCCGTTCCTTCGCATCCTCGCCCAGGCCACTGAGCTCCCGAATCGCCTTCACCACCTCATCCACGAACGCCGCGCCCATACTCTGGATCGCCGGCACCGGCTGCCCATGCCCCAACTCACGCAGCCGCTTGGCGTCGAACATCTGCGAGTCGGGAATCGGCCGCCCCTCGGCGTCCGTGTCCAGCGTCGCCCACCACACCAGCTTCGCGTCCCCGTCCGGGTCCATCTTGCTCAGATCGAGCACCATGTCCCCGTCCTCTGTCTTCCGATACTCGCCCATGTGAGTGCGCGCCTTCGAGCGCTCCCCGGCCGTCAACTCGCGCACCCAAACCCCCTCGCCCGGCTCATACCCGTCGAAGTGACTCAAATCCACGAACTTGACCTGCAACCGCGCCCGTTGGAAAACCTGCGCCAGCTTCAACGGCCGCGGCTCGGCCGGCAACTCATCGTCATACAGCGAATCACTCATAACTCACCCAACTCCAACTGCGCCGACCGGGCAGACCAGGCCGCTCCCCTTCCGGGAAATCTGCCCAATCTGCCCAATCTGCGGATGATTCCTCTTCTACAGGAACTGGAACTTCGGCAGCTTCCGCTCGATGTCCCACGTCACCTGCGCCGCCACCGGCGCATTGACATCGTGCGACCACTGCCAGCCGGAGACGTAGCCCACGAACGGGTAAGCATACTGCCCGCCGATCACGTAGGCGTAGTTCCAGTTGATGTCCTCCTCGAAGTCCTTCTCCAACTGGAAGATCATCTCGTCGTTCTTGTACAGCGTGACCGTCGCGCTCAGTTCGCCCTCGTCGATGCCCGACCGGATGGTCAACTCCACCTCGTCCGTGCCGTACTCCGTGTAGGTCTGCGTCCGCTTCGTCCGGCTCGGCGGCGCGAACGCCTGCACGTGCCCCACCGCCTCCCACCGCCCGCTGCCGCAGAACCCCACCTCGCGCACCACCAGCACCTTCTGGTTGCCGCTTACGACGCTCTGACCCTGCGGCCCGCACAACTCGTTCAACTCTGCCATGTCCTACCTCCTGGTAGTCGTGCCTACTACTCGTCGTGCTTGGCCTGCCTAGCCGACGACCTCGCAGCTGTACAGCCGGTAGCTCAACGCCGTCACGAGGCTCGCGTCCACGTAGATGTAGCCGTCCGGCTGCCGCCACTCCGACCCAAACTTTGGTAGGATGCGCTCCTCCCCGGCCGGAACCGCGCAGGTGAACGCGATGCAGTTCGGCTCATCCGGGTGACGCACGATGACGTTGATCGACGCCGTGTGCCCGTTGCTCACCACCAGGAACTCGTTGCCGTTGCTCAGGTACTTGTCGAAATCGGTCTCCGTCGCCGCCTTGTCCACCGGCTCCACACAGGTGCGAGCCGCCGCCGGCGTGTTCAACGGAATGATCCCACGTGCCATCTCTCTAACCTCCTAAGGTCTACTCGCTATACCGAATGATGTAATCCGAGAGCGCCAGCCGCGCCCGGCTGTTCGGCTCTCTCATGTCCGGCAGCGTGATGACTTCGACGTAATGCACCCTCACCGGACAACACTCTTCGCCGCCCGCGCGCCCCATCAGCCCGCTGAACGACGCGAAGAACCGCTCCATCCGCGCCTGCAGCCGCTTCACCTCGCTGTAGCTCTCGCCCTTCAGCGTCAACTGAATCCGCGCCTGCAGCCAATTCACCGTCTCGCCATAGGCCACCGGCCGCGTCGCCGCCCCGATGCGCCGATACATCGCCAGCGGCAGCGCCGCCTCGGCCGGGTGCGCGTTGTCGAACACCCGCCCCCCCAACTCCGGCCGGAACCGCTCTGCCACCTCCTGCCGGAACGCCAACTCCACAACTCCGCTCATTCTGGTTCCCTCGCCCCCTGGGAGAGGGTTAGGGAGAGGGTCTTCCGTCCCCTCGCCCCCTGGGAGAGGGTTAGGGAGAGGGTCTTCATCCCCCCATCTGCCCCTTCAGCTCGTTCGCCACGGCCGCCATCGCCTCCCCCTTCCCACCGTCAAACGCCTCCCGCATGAACGGCTTCGGCGCCTGACCAACACCCAACTCGCCGTAGATCGCGTACTCCGTCGTCGGCCCCACCTGGACCGCCGGCGTCCCGCCGGCATTCGCCGGCCGCGCCTGCGTGCTGTTCAGCGTTGCCCCCGTATCGATAAAGTCATACCGGATGATTCCGGACTTCGCCTTGGCCTCCAGCACCAGCCCGCCGGCCATCAGCGCCTTCTCCAACTGCTCGCCGCTCACCGCGTCGACCAGCCGCTTCAGCGCCGCGCTCACCTGGCTCGTGTCCGCCCGACCCGTCGTCATACCGATCGCGCCCTCACGTACACCGCCGTCGGCCCCACGCCCGCATCGCCCACCTGCTCCAGCACCAACGGCCGCGCCAACGGCCGCCCGTGCGCCTGATCGATCCGATACCGGCTCATCGGCCGCGCCTTCCCCGCCATCCAGTGCGGCAACCGCACCGTGTACAGTGTCACTGTCGCGCCGTCGGTCATCGCCTCCGGCCGCGGGTCGGCCCTCTTAACCAGGCTCACCCCGCAGCACACCTGCACCTCCGGGTACCCCCCATCGACGCGCTGCCCGCTGCAAGCATCTCGCTCCGGCTCATAGCGCAGGAACGTCGCCCGATAGGCCATCGTCGCCTCCTGCGCCCGCCGCATCTCGCGCAACTCCGCCTGGCTCGCGCCCAAGCCGCCGCACCGGCAAGGTAACTCTGACGCGCATCCGCACGGCCGCGCCAGACTAGACACCCCAGCCTCCAAAGCCGACATCCTCGAACACCGGCATGCAGCCTATCTCCACCACCATCTGCTCGAACCCGCACAGCCCCAGCCGCCACGCCCGATCCTCGGCCCGTCGGCGCATCGCCGTCGCCTGCGTCGCCAGCTGCGACCGCTTGAACGCCGCGTCGTCGGCCTCGAAGTCGAACCCCAACGCCGCCGCCTCTTCCACGCGCCGCCACACCAGCACCGCCAGGATGACCGCCAGGTCGCCCATCTGCGCCGCCGTCAGCGCCTCGTCGGCCGCGCCCAGGCCGCACATCCCCAGCGCCTCGGCCGCCAGCTCCTCCAGCGCCGCCTCGTCCCAGCAGTACGCCGCTGCCACCGCCGCGTGCCGCCGCCGCAGCAGCGCCACCAGCTGCGCCACCCGGCCGCTTGCCGCCGGCGTCAGCCGAAAGTTGGCCTCATCGAACGGCGTCCCATCGAACAGCACCGCCAACTCGCCCACGGCCGCCGCCGTGTTCGGCGGCAAGTCCCGCGGGGCGATGAACAGCCGGTACTCCCCGGCCAGCACCGTGTGGACGGTGAACGCCCCGGTCGCGTCGCTCACGACCGTCGTCACCCGCCCATCCGGCCACTCGGCCGTCACGCGCACGCCCGGCGTGGCCACCTCGCCCACGCCGTTCCCGTCCGCGTCATAGCGCACCGATCCGCTAATCCGGCTCATGAGCCTTGCTCTTCCCCTTGCCCTTGGCCGGGGCGGCAGGTTCAGCCGCCTCCTCAGCGGGCGCGGCCGTCTCCATCACCGCCTGCCGCACCGTCGGCAAGTTGCCGCTCATCGCCACCACCTGCACGACCTCCTGCACCAACGACCGGACGAGGCTCTCGTTGCCCAGCGCCTCCGCCTTCTTCGCCAGCCCCTCCAGCCGCTCCGGCCACTCGTCCACGTCGGCCGCCATCGCCAGGAATGCCAGCGCCGCCAGCTTCCGCTTATTCAACTCCCGTCGCTGCTTCAACAGCGCAATCGTCATCTGTCACCTCCAGCGCCAACCCCCTCTGGGAGAGGGCGGGTACGCCTGCTCCCTCTCCCCGTGGGAGAGGGTTCTTCTCCCCGGTCGAGCGGGTCGCGCCAGTAGCTCAATACACGACCCGCCCGAACCCGGAAGGAGGAGAACCACCATGCTCTTACTTGCTGCCGCGCTTCGCCTTCGGCGTGGCTGGATCAACCGACGCCACCTCTTGGGCCACGTCATCCCCAGCCGTCGCCGGTAGCGCCTCCACCAGCGCCTTGAACGCCTCGCCGCTCACGGTGATGGCTCGGCGACTGCGCCCGATAAACACGTAGGCCACGCCATTGGCCTCATCGATGGTCACCTTTCGCGCGCCTGGGTGCAGCTTCGCCACACTCCCCAGTTCGGCCGCCTCAGTTACCTCTCGCATCACCTCAGCCATCTCTCCTCCGTCACTGACCTACTGACCTACTTGCCCTGCTAGGCCAGCTCGGTTGTGGCAATGACGATCTTCGCCGGATCCTCAATCACCGGCAGCCCGTTCGTCACCGACTCCCCGTGCAGCTCCCACGGCCGCTCCTGCGGCACGTACATCCGCCCCCAGCGACCAGGCACATTCGCGCCTTCGACAGTGGGGCCAATGTGGGTGTACCCCACCGGCCGGTTGTCCAACGGCTGCTCCTGCGCCCCCATGCCGACCACGTACCCACCCCGGCCGGCCGCGCCGATGGCCAGCAACTTGCCCGGGGCCAGGAAAGGCACCTTGATCGTCTGCGTCGGGTTCGCCGGATCGATCACCTCGCCCTCGAGGCCATACGCCCACAACCGCAACGTGTCCCGCGCGTCGCCGCTCGGCTGCTCCGTCGTGCCCGTGTACCGCTGAATGTCGAACCAGCCGCCGTTGCCGTCCTGGCCGATGACCCGCGCCGCGTTCACGCTGTTGTGGATGATCGCGTCAATCGTGTCCGGGTGCGCGATGAGCGCCGTCACGCGGTAGTTGAGCAGCCGTTGCGCTGCCCGCACGTCCTCCCAGAACTTCGAGGCGCTGCCGCCGTAGGCGTTGTTCGACGCCAGCGTCCGCACCGTCAACTTGTTCCCGGCCGGAATGCCGTAGTCCACGCGCAGCGTCACGTTGTCGTAGCGCCAGTTGATGCCGTCCCCCTCGCTCAACGCCTGCCCGCGCAGCCACTCCATCGTGTCCAACTGCGCCTGCATCACCACGTTGTTGAAGATCGCCTCGACCTCGCCCCGCAGCCATCCCCGCACGTCGCCGCCCTGGCCGCTGATGGACTGGCTGAAGGCGTAAATCTCGCGCAGCGCGTTCTCCGTCAGCGGCAGCTTGGCCGTCAGCTTCGCCGTCCGCTCCATGAACGTCCGCGCGTCCATCGCGCCGACTTGCGCATACCGCGCGTCCATGCCACTGAGGCCCGCGAAGGTCGGGATGATTCGCATCGACCCCGTGCTCACGTCGTATGTCGGCCGCACCTGCTCCGGCAGAAACCGCTGGAATAGATAGCTCGCCGGCGTCCGTGCCGCCCGCGCGATCTCGAAGAACCCCCGGTTGCCGCCGAGATCGTTGATCACTTGAGTGAAGTCCAAGTCCATGATGATCCTCCTAGGCGGCCGCCGTGTTGGTGTGCGTGAGATAGACGAAGGTCAGCGCCGCCGCCTCCAGCTCCGTCTTCCAGGTCGCCAGGTTGGCGTGGCCGAAGTCGGGCAGCAGGTTGTTGTAGACCACGCCGCCCAGCAGCAGGCCATACCCCGTCAACGCATCGCTCCGGTCGCTCTCGTTCGCCTGCCCGATCAGGATGCCCACCGCCGTCTCCGTGCCCAGCGCGTTGCCGCGCGCGGCCACGTCGCGCCGCGGGATCAGCTTCCCGTTGGAAACGATGCGGGCCATGATCGTGCCGTCCGGGATAATCTTGTTCCCCGCCGCGTCGACCCGCGCCGGGTCCACGCTGGCCCAGTCGATCTGCCCGCCGAGGTCTCTCGGCGAGTTCTCGCAATCCACGAGCCACTGCGCGCGGCTCAACCGGTAGCTATTCGTCGTCGGCATATCACTCCTCTCCTGCCTCAACTCCTCATCATCGCCGCGTACGGATCGTCGGCCGTCGCGCGTTTCTGCTGCCTCTCAATCGCCTGCTTCACGTAATCGGTCTGCCCGCCCTGGGCCGGGGGCGTCGGCGTCGTCGTCGCCGTCCGCTGTCCGGCTGCTGGCTGCATCATCGCCGCCAGCGCCTTGGCGTCCGCCGTCAACTCCTCGGCCGTCTCGCCCTGCAACCGCTGCCACAACTGCGGAATCCCGGCCGCCTGGGCCACGTCGCGCCGCAGTTGGTCATGCTCTATCTGGCGCAGCTTGGCCTTCAGGTCAGCCGCCTCGGCCTCGCGTTTGCGCGCCAACTCCTCATACTTCTTCTCATCCGCCAGCCGCTTCGCCTCGGCCGCGTCCGTCTCGGCCTGAGCTTTCGCCGTCTGAGCGGCTTCCCACTTCTCCTCTGCCCGCTTCAGCCGATCTACAATGATCTTGTCAACCGCCGCCTGCTGCTCGGCCGTGAACTGAACAGACTGCTGCGCCGCCGATGCGCCGGCCGAGTCCTGCCCGCTCCCTGAGTCCTGCTGCCCTGACGCAGCCCCGCTCTGGCCGACCGCCTGGCCCGCTTGCTGACTCTGCTGTCCTGCTGTTGCACCACTGCCCTGGGCGGCGCCGTGACTTCTATACAGTTTCATATTTGCTCTCCGTGAACCGTTTATGCCGTCCGTCGACGTAGTGAGGAGAAAACGAAAAAGCGGCCGGTCATCCTCGATGGATGACGGCCGCTCGTAGGCGAGTTCGCCGAATTCGTATTCAGTTAGGCGTAGTATATTCGCTCTATTGTTCTATGTCAACCGCCTGTGTTCGTTGCAATTGCCGCAGTTGTTTCCGCTGTGCATTCGTGATCACCGCGCTCTCCAGCTTATAGCGCGCCTCAATCGCCGCCACCACCAGCAGCAACGCCTGCCGCACTGAAATCCAAAACTGCCGTTCCCGGTCGTTCATCACCATCCTCTCCTCGCGTTGCGATTATCGAACATCCGGGCTATACTGTTCTCAGTAAATCGCCCTGGCGGTGCGCAAACACCCCAGGGCATGGTGACTGAGTTGGCAGTCACGGACGGGATTCTATCACGCTCCTGTGGCTGACCATAGCTATAGGAGCGTTTTACATGACTGGTAGACACGGAACTCTGGAAGAGCGCTTTTGGCGCAATGTCCGCAAGGGCAGGGGGTGTTGGGAGTGGACGGCCAGTAAGCACAAACCCAACGGCTACGGTATTATCGCCGCCCCTGGCGGCCACCCAATGCTTAAGGCGCATCGTGTCAGTTGGGAGATTCACCACGGCCCGATCCCTCCCGGCTTTCACGTACTCCATAAATGTGACAACAAAGGCTGCGTGCGGCCGGATCACCTTTTCCTCGGAACCCATGACGACAATATGCAGGATATGAAGCAGAAAGGGCGGGCACATGGCCCGACTATGAGCGGCGGCTCTAATGGCGCGGCCAAGCTCACCGACGCCCAGGCCCACGAGCTTCTTTCCCTCAAATCGCAAGGGTGGAGCAATATACTCTTGGCTAAGAAGTTTGGTATCAGTCGGCCGCAAGTCTCGAGGATCGTTTCCGGCGCGAGTTGGAAACACCTGAAAGAATAGCATCATCTTCCTCGTGGAATTGGGGCGGGCGTCACAGAAGGCCCCCAGGTCGGATGTTCCGTCCGCCTCACCATCGTGTCCCAGGTTAGACGGCCGTCTTTCCACGCCTCCCAACGGCCGCGCCCCATCGTCGCGATCTGCTCATCTTCTGAAAGCCCCTCGAACCAAGTTCGGCCCGCGCCTAGGCTGTCGTAATTCACGTCTCTCACCGAGGGGATCGGCACGCATCTCCCCTGAGCGTGTTCCTCGAACGGCTCACTCAACGGATAGAATTGCCCATCCAGCGCAATGCACGCCACGCACGTCCGCCCCGCCTGCCGCGCGCACCGCCGCACATACCCCGTCACCACCCCACTCCGCCGATACGTCTCCAGCGCCGCCAACCGGTGCGCCCGATTGTACTGGTCTCTCGTCACCAGCAGCAGGTGGTTCAACCCATCGCTCAGCCCGTCGGCCGCCATCCGCCGCGCGATCTCCCGCGGCCCCAGCCCCAGCGCCAGCCCATTCGTCAGTTCTCGCAGAAGCCCCGCCGCCGCCAGCCCATACATCGGCTCCAGCAGCGCCGCCAACGGCCGCCCCGCCCGCGCCAACGCCACCATATTCCCCACCGCCGCCGCCGGCAGCCGGTCGAACACCCCCGTCAACCCCAGCGCCTCCAGCGAGTACCGCGCCTGCGACGCCCCCAGCCCCACCGCCTGCCGCATCCCCGCCTCCAACGTCCCTGCCGCCACCCCCTCCAACGGCCCCAACTCCCGCTCCACCTGCGCGTAGAGCGCCTGATACCGCTCCATCCGCAGCACCTGCCCCGGCGTCAACTCCTGCCCCGCCAATCGCGCCGCGAACCGCTCCATCTCCTCCACCAGCCGCGCATCCACCCCCCGCCAGGCGTCCAACATCACCTGCACCGCCGCCTCATCCAGCCGGCCCAACTCCTCCCGAAACTCGGCCGCCACCACCACGGCCGCCATCGCGTCCGCCATCTATCGTCCCCCTCGCCCCCTGGAAGAGGACGTCTCGCCCCCTCTCCCTCTGGGAGAGGGCTGGGGAGAGGGCACTCGCGTCTGCGCCCCCAACGCCCCGGCCATCACCCCCACAACGAGGAACACCGCCGAGCTAAACACATGCGCCCCACTCCACAACCCCACCACCCCCACCGCCACCAGGAACGTCGTCGCCAACAGCAGCCCCCACGCCACCACCGCCACGATCAACGGCGCCCGCCAGTACGTCCGCCGCGCTCCGTCCATCCGCTCGATCTGCTCCAACTGCCGCTCCCGCAACTGCTCCAGAAATTCCCGATCACTCGTCATGTTGTCTAACTCCTGACTGCAACGGTATGTAAATTGCATACCCCTCAAGGATTGCAAAGCTGATCACTCACCAAGTGGTAGCCAAATTGGCTACCACTTGGAAGGGGGGGACGATTCATCCTCCCCTTGCGCGTACAACACCTATACCATTCTCAGGAATACCGAGAACCCTAAGCGCCAAAGACGCCTGCCAGTGGTCATGCACCTCTCGCGGAACCATCATCAGAAACACATCCTTAGACCCGTACGGCCATCTGGCAAGCTTCCCATGCGTCCGCAGCACATGCAGCGTCTTAGACCACAACTGATAGCCCACCTCAAGTGGGTACTCCAGGCCATCCGGCCCATCCCACACTTCCTGAGCGCTGAAGTTGACCAGCTCCAGCCGCACCGTTTGTTCCAGCCGGATAAAGCCATCCTGATCCGCCAATCCACCCCAGAACTGCGCCGAGCAGCGCACGCCAGACATCTTGCTCAACTGCTGCAATGCGCCATCGTTGCCGTCCATATCCGCGTCCGGCAAAGGCTCTCGACCAATCGCCAGCCTCACCATCGCCAACTCACCCGCCCACAGCATGCGCCACAACTGTGCGAACGCATAGGCCTCAGCCAGCGACGGCGACATATAGTTCTGCCCCAGCGCGTCGACCACCACCTCCGGCCCATAGAAGCCCTTCTTGAGCTTCTGCAACACCTCGGCCGCCAAGGTCAGCCACGCCGAATCCTCAGCACACAACTCCTCAAACACCTGCTCATTCGCTGCAACATGGATAGATGGCATCAGACCCTCGTCACTCCCATATCGGCTTCCCCCCTATCCACCTCCGCCCGCGCCCTCACCAACGCACTCGCCAACGTCACCCTCTCCCGCAGCGCCTGCTCCGCCGCCGCCGCGTCAAATGCCTCCACCACCGCCGCGCCAAACTGCGCCAACTCCAGCGCCAACGTCACCGGCACCCCCGCCGCTGTCAACTCCTTCAACGCCGCCGCCTTCGCCGCCAGCGTCGGCTCAAACACATCCCGCGCCGTGAACACGTGCCCGAAATCCCCCGCCTCATACGTCCCAACATCGGCCGCCGCAAACCCCGCCAGCCCGGCCATCTGCCCCAACGTCAGCGCCATCTGCTGCGCCCTGACCAACGCCCGCTCCAGCGCCCCGCGCGCGTCCAGCACCCGCTGCCCCGCCGCCTTCAGCAGCAGCTCCAACGTTTCCGCCGCGATCTGCGTCGAGGCGTCCAGCGTCGCCGCCCGGTACTCCGGCAACGACGCCACGATCCCCGCCCACACCGCCTCCATGTCGCGGTGCAGCGCCGCGAAATCAATCGGCGCGCTCGACCAGTCGAACTCCGAATTCCCCGGCAGATACAGCAGCGCCGCCGCCCCACCCGCCACCTTGTGGTAACTCGCCTGGAGCCGGGCCGCGTCCACCTTCGGCGCCGGCATCGGCCGACCCTCGCTGTCCGTCGCCCGCGCCCGCACCACGCCCAGCGGCACATTCAACTGCTCACTCTTCCGCGCCAGCTCATTGTAGTAGTCGATCTGATCCGTCGCGTCCCACCACGGCGTCTCACACCGCGCCCACACCACCGGGACGAAATCGTAGCCAAGCTCGCCGAATGTTTGCGCGCCAACAGCCGCCGGCAACTCCTTATCCGCCACGTAGCCCCGCCCCTCGACCTCGAAGAACCGAACGCCCCCCTCGCCGCCGTCCCAGGCCTTGCGCCAAATCTCCACCAGCGTGTGCTCCCGCTCGGCCGTGCCGAACAACGAAACCAGCCGCGGCGTGTCGACCCTCACCTCCTGCACAATCCCCCGCTCATCCGTCCGACAATAGCGCACATGCTGGATCGGCAACAATTGCAGATAGACACTCACCACCTGGCCACCCCCGTCCGTCCGCTCCGCCGCCTTCAGCAGCACATCCCCATAGACAGCCGCCGCCCGCACCAACTCCCCCTTCAGCACCACGAAGTTCGACCACTCCCACACCCGCCCCACGGCCGCCGCCAGCCCCTCATTCTCCGCCGCGCTGGACACCGCCCCGTCCGCCGTCGCCCGCTGCTCCGGCTCGATGGTCAGCTCGCCATTCAGCACATTCGCCACATAGAAATCCACCACCGCCGGCACGGGATTCCGCGCCGTCGCCATCGCCTGCTCCACCAGCCCCCACTCATGCAGCAGCCGGTACAGCCCCTTATTCTCCGCGTAGGCCCACCGCGCCGCGTACTCCGACAACGACCGCGTACTCGACTCCTCCGCCGCCGGCCAGGGCGACGCCGAAGCCTCCACCAGCCCCCCATACCGCGACAACTGCCGCCCAGCCCAACCCCACAACCGCCCTCGCCACCCTGCCCCATTCTCAATGATCACACCCCACCTCCTCGCGCCCGCCACCCGGCCGCCAGATAATGCTCACAGAACAACACAAGCTGAGAAAACGCATCCACCTGATCGGCAAAGGCCGACTGCGGAAAGCTGTACAACTCGTCTTCAAAATCAAGTAGCCACGGCACGTCCGGCCCCGGATGCGGCAACATCACCATACTGTTTCGACACCACACTGCCGCCGCCCCCGCCCGCGCCTCCTTGCTGCCCGTCGGCTGATAAGGCGAGATCAACTCCCGCAGCCACTCCGGCGCGGTAACTCGCAACGTCTGTTGCGCGCTCTTTCCGCTACTCTTGTCCTCGATCACCACCCCCCGCAACCGGCCGTCCCCATTGTGCAACCGCGCCAGACTCTCGATCTGACCCGGCAGCGCATCAAACGTCAACCGTGCCCGATACACATGACAGATCGCTAACCGATAATCGTCGAGGATCTCGCCCGTCACACACACCGTCCACGCGCTGGTATCCTTCACCTCTTCCGCCGTGTCCCAACTCTGCACCCGCGCCACAACCTGCCCCCGCATCCCCTGCCCATTAGCCGAGAACCGGTTCCCGTCAGCCCAGAACTCCCGCCGAAAGGTATAGCCGCCGGCTGGCGTTGGGTTGCCCTGGTAAACCGCCTCCCACACCAACTCCGGCGTCGTGTCACGCAACTTCAGCACCTCGGCCACCGGCTTGTTCTCCGGCCAAAGCGCCGGGCCTCGTCGGTGGACAACGTAGCGGTAAGTTTGCATAGTACTAACGTTCTAATTCATGGTACAATAACGGGGACTGGCAAGCGCAACGAACGCCTGACAGTCCCCTCATCACATTCGTACTGGAGGTGCGAACATGACTGCCAAGATTATACCCGTCCCCAAGTCTGTGAAGAACAACCTCACCGGCCAACGCTTCGGCCGCTGGACCGTCCTCGGTTATACCGGGGCAGTGTCGGGCAAATCCACCTGGCTCTGCCAATGTGAATGCGGCCGCAAGGGCGTCGTGCAGGGGTCCCAACTGACCGGCGGCCACTCCCTCAGCTGCGGCTGCCGGCGCTCCGAGAACATGGCCTTCCTCAAACACGGGCGAAGCCGCACCCCGGAGCACAACGCCTGGAAAGCGATGAACCGCCGCTGCTACACGCCCACCAACGCCCAATACCCCAACTACGGCGGCCGGGGCATCAAGGTCTGCCAACGCTGGCGCGACTCCTTCGATGCCTTCTACGCCGACATGGGGCCGCGTCCGAGCGGCGAACACTCGCTCGACCGCATCGACAACGACGGCGACTACGAACCCGGCAACTGCCGCTGGGCCACGCGAGTCGAGCAAGGCAACAACCGCCGCACGAATCGCCCCATCACCTGCAAAGGCCAGACCCGCACCGTTTCCGAATGGGCGGCCATAACAGGACTGTCCGAGGAAGTCATCCTCTACCGCCTCAAATCCGGCTGGACGGCCGACCGCGCCTTGACCGAACCGCTTAGACCATCGCGCCGCTAATGCGATCATGCCGGCAACGCCCCCGCCACCGGCACACCAATCGGCCGTCCCGCAAAATCCGAGGGGTACGTGATTGAGGCGAGCACCTCCTCGCCCTCCGACAACAAGGGAATGTGGCACGTCACCCACCCCTCACTGCGCCGCAACAGCGCGATAGTGTCCGCGTGGTGATACGTATTCCCGATCACAATCGCCCGCCCCGTCTGCGCCATCAGCCGGGGCAGCAGCGACGTGTGAAACCACGTATCCACCACATTCCTCTGATGCTGCGTCCGCGTGTTGTCATAGTCCAGAATATCATCCGCGATCAACAACTGCGCCCGGCTGCCCGTCACACTGCCACCCGTGCCATACGCGCTGACGGTTGGGTGTAAGCGCCCAGCGTGCGGCCGACCCTCCTCAGCCACACTCCATTTCGTCGTTGTCCACAACATCCCCGCCGCCGGCCGCACGCTGGGAAATGTTTGGCCAAACTCATCCGATTCGACGATGTTCCTCAATGCGATACTCCGCGTCTCCGCTACCGGCCCGCTCACCGCCGCAATGATCAGCGGCTGCTCCGGGAAGAATCCGATGTGACACCCCGCATACGCCAACGCCCACGTCGTCTTCGCGCTCTCCGGCGTCCCCACGATCAACAATCGCCTGATAGCCGGATCGCACATCAAATGCAGCCAGAGCACATGATGCGCCGCCGGCGCAATCGCCCGCCCATCGGCCGTCCGCATGTGCAGCTTCGCGAAGTCCGCCACCACATCCGGCGTGATCACCCCCCGCGCCTTAGCCCTCTGAATCCTCTCCCGCAAAATCCGTCGCGCCCGCGCCATCGCCTCCAGGTGCGACTGTCGGCCGGCCGAGGGTTTCAAGCTCCTGCCGTAGGTCATCATCACTCATCCCATCAAACTCACCCGTTGCTGCGAATGTTGCCCGAACCTCCTGCCGCTTCGGCGCTTCCGTCCCCAACAGCGCCATAGCCAGCTTCACATTCTCCCGCACCTCGCGCAGGTCGGCCGCCTGCCACGCCTCCCGGTAATGCTCCTCCAGCCGCGCCAGTTGCCGCGCCTTGTGCGCCGCAATATCCTGTGCCGCTTCTTCCTGCCACTGCCGCTCCAACGCCTTAATATCCGCCGCCACCGTCCCCAACGACCACGGCGTCCCATCAGCCGGATTCACCAGGTTTCGTTGTCCCAGCTCCCCCACGATCTCCCGCACCGTCCGGCCGCGCAACCGCAACCGCGCCACTTCCGCCCGGCGCTCCGCCACGATCAACGTCCGGCTGCTGTTCAGCCCCATGATGTTCAGTTTCCAAGCCCCTACATGGGCGGCGTCCACACCGCCCCCGGAATCCCAATCCGCCGCGCCCCCCGCGCCGACGGCAACGTAACCAACCCCGCCCGCTCCAGCATCGCCAGATGATGATGCACAACCGACACCGGCACATCCAGCCGCTCGGCGATCTCCCGCCGCGACGGACTGTCGCCGCCGCACTCCCTCTTGAAGCTAAGAACGAACCGATAGACGGCCGCCGCCGTCGGGTGCAACCCCTGCAATCTTCCTGAGTCACTCACAACCATCACCTCGCTCATGACCCCCTCGCTCTAACAAACACCACACACGTCTGCTCCCCCTTCTTGCAACCACACAGCCCACTGCACGCCTTGAACACCACATACCCCTCCCGGCCGACCACATGCCCGCTCAGCGGGTCATAGACACCCAGCGCCTCGGCCGCCTCCAGCGAGTACGTCCCTGGCCGAACCCCCACAACGTCCACGTCGTCCACACCGTCCACCCTCCTCACAGCGCGATCTCCAACTTCTGCCCCTGCGCCAACCGCTCCACGACCACCACCACCCCCGCCAGCGCCAACGCCTCCACCACCCTGGCCGGCAGCCGCGGCACGACCCACGCCAACCAGAACGACGCACACACCGGGCACTGCACCCCGGCCGCTACGTTGCTCTCCTCGCCAAACGTGGCCACCACCAGCTCGCGCACCCGCAGGAACGCGTCCCCCGGCCCGCGCTTCTGCGTCAGCGCCACCGCCAACGCATAAACCGCCAACGCTCGTATCCAAATACTGCTCATAAATCCAGTGTAAACGATGTTTCATAATGAAACAATACCCTAGACCACCTGTTCGCTTTCCGTTCAACAACAAAAAGGCCGGCTCGCGGCCGACCTTTCGTTCACTTGAGATAGACAACGATAACCTACTCCTTGCTCGCCCTCTGATAGACCCGCCGCGCCTCCAGGAACGCGAACACCCAGGCCTCCGTCCGCGATGCTCCCCGCCCCATGGCCCCGGACAGCTTCTCCGAGAAGACCTCCAGCGCCTCCAGCATCGCCTCATTCCCCGCCGGCGACGGCCGCCACGCCGCATCTACGTCGATCCTAGCCTTCTCCACCGTCGGCCGATCGTCCAACGTCCCCAGCAGCCGGAGAACAGCCGCATCGAACGTTTCGGCTGTCCTCGCCTGCAGCGCCGCGTTTCTCAGCTCGTCCTCGTCCAGCTCGTCCTTGTCCGGCTCGTCGCCCTCCGGCGCCCACTCCCCGGCTAGAATCCCTAGCACGTCCTCGGCCGCCCAGTGGATAGCCCACGTGCAGCCCTGATCTCCACCCTGCTTCGCCACATGGTCTTCCAGCGTCTGGAACGCCGCGCGAACCTCGTCCAAAGTGAACGTCTGCTCTGTCACTTCCCACCTCTCTTGATCGCCTCGTTGTAGGTGCTCAACGCCTCGCGCTTGGCGAAGGCGTGCGCCGCCTCCACCGCCTTACCTTCCCCCTCCGCCTGCGTCCGCTTGTCGCGGTACACTTCCAGCGCCGTCAGCATCGCCCGGTTGGCCTTCGGCGACGGCCGCCACTCCCGCACGAGGCTCCCCCGCGCCCGCGCGACCCGCTCGACCGAGTCGTAGACGCCGTTCCGCAAGGTCATGTAAGCCGCGTAGTCGAACTCCGTCGCGGTCTTGGCCCCCTGGGCCAGCACTCGGTAATCAGGAAGAGCGGTCACCAACGCCCCCTGAACCGCGGGCGCGTCTGGCGGCGGGGGCGGGGGAGAGGCCTGTTGCTGGGCGGGTGGCCGTTGTTGCTGTGGCGGCTTCGGTTGCGGCTGCGCGCCCCCCTGCGGCCGCGCCGGCTGCCCCTGCACCGCTTCGGCCGCCGCCCGGCTCAACCGCAACACATCCCCAAACCGCCGCTCCCGCCCCATCTGCGTCTCCTTCCCGTCGAACGTCACGATCTCGAACCGCGGGCACTCATGATAGATGCCCCGCTTCTTGGCCTGCTCCTTGTTCGGGTTGGCCTCCGTGTCGCCGCCGCCCACATCCGTCGGAATGAACGCCGGCAGCTTCTTGAAGTCATGCGGATAGACTCGCACCACCTTCTCGTTAAGCTTCTCCTCGGCCGGGTACAGAATGATGAACGGGTCATTGTTGCCGGTCACCCCGTACACGAATCCCCCGATCCACCACAGATGCCCTGCGCCCTTCAACTGCGAGCGCAGCATCTTCTCGATCCGTTCCAGTTGCTCGTTCATCTCACCAGCTCCATTGCCATCCGCACGCCGGACACGTCGTCACCTCGACGTCCACGTCTGTTTCCATCGCCTGCCCGCACTTCGGGCAGAAGTCCAAGCCGACGCACTCCGGGCAGGGCGACCACACTCCGCGATCTTCGACCCCGCCCGCGCCATCGCACCGCTCGCACCGGCCCGCCGCCGGCTCATCCCGCTCCGACCAGAAACTGTCGGCCGCATCCCGGTTGAACCGCCCCCCGAACAATCCCCACCCGCTCATCGCTTCCCCCTCCTCGCTCCCCGTCCCGCCCGCCGCGTGCGCCCGCCCTCCTCGCGGCGAATCTGGGCGGCGTACCGGCGCGTCTTGGCGTGAATGTCTCGGTGCAGATCCTGTACGCTGCGCCACGTGCGCCCGCACCCCCGGCACGTCAACGACCACCCCATCCTCGCGTCGCAGACCGGGCAAATCGGCGACCGAACGAGGTCGTAAGGATTGAGCGTCAGCCACAAACGCCTCCGCCGCAGCAACGCCACCAACCCCACCGCCGCGGCGAACAGCATCGCCGCCGGAACGAGAATCTCATAGAGCGTCATGACTTCACCCTATCCCCCACGGCCGTCTCCGCCGTCCACTCCCCGCGCAGGATCGCCAGCACGTCCTCCGCCATCCAGTAGCAAGCCGTCGCCGCCTCGCGGTCGCACTCCCGGCCGATCACCTCCAGCAGCGTGTCGCACGCCGCCCGAACCTCACCCAATGTCACCAACGTCTCATCGTTCATCTCGCTTCACCTCACCTCATCCTTAACTCGCCGCCGCGGCCCCTGCCGCAGCCATCCCTTCCACGAGAACGGATGCGTAGCCACCAGCTGCTCATACCGCTCCCACTCCTCCCGGCTCACCAGCCCGCGCTCATAAGCCGCCTTCCACACCAGGTACGCCCGCAGATGCATCTTCGGCAGCGTCATCGGGTGCCTGTAGTCCACACCACTCGCCGGAAACCTCATCACTCCCCACCTCCCTGAGGCGCGATCCCTGCCCGCCGCGCGATATCCGCCGGCAGCGACCCCGCCCCGTTGCTCATCGCCCGCAGCGCCCACTGCCGCGCCGCCTCCCCACTCTGCGCGTAAGCCGCCTGCACCCGCCGCGCCTGGTCGACCACCGCCCCGCTCTCGATCAGCCGGCGGTTGGCCTCCGTCACAATCGGCCGCGGCGGAGCCTCCTCGGCCGCCGGCAGCTCAAACCCATACCGCACCAGGTGTCGCCCCATCCGCACCGCCAGCCGGTGCTTGCACCAGCCCCCACGATGCACGAAGTCCGCGCACGTGCAGCCCTGGGCGCTGATGGTGTAGGGTCCAACGCGGCCGGCTTCCCCGTCGAGCGCCACCCGCCCCTCCAGCACCAGCCGCGCCGCCGACTCCAGCCGTCCGGCCAACTTCGGCATCGTGGCCTTCCCCCGCGCTACCATCTGCTCCACCGCCTCCTCGATGGACGCCGGCCGGGGCAGCGCCACGTCGGCCCGCCGCGCCACCCGGCTCCACCCCTCCACCGACTCCACCAGCCGCACCCCGGCCGCCTGCAAGGCCGCCAGCAGCGCCACGGCCCCATTGCCGTCCAGCGCCACCACGCTGCCGTCGACCAGCGTCGCCGCATACCGCATCTCATACCCCGCCCACGGCGAGTTAGCGATGCGCGTCCACGTCGACCGAACCTCGATCACGTTCTGAGTGTTGGGGATCATGGCTACCACTCCCCGCTCGCCGCCGTCCAGCGGTTCCAGTGCTCACTCGACATCGTGAACGTGCGGCCGTCGAGCAGCGTCACCGTCCACGGAAACGACTCGTTCTCGTTCCGCTCGACGTGAGCGACAAGCGCATTGGTGAGCGTCGCCGCCCCTTCTGCTGGCCGCTGCCACGGCAACGGCCGGTACCACTCCAGGTCTTTTCGACTCCAAAACGACCGCGGGCACTCTGGGCAGCGCAGAACGCCCTGCGGCAGTTCCTCGACCGTCTCGCCGCAGAACGGGCAGGCCGGCAGCGCCTCGGCCGCCTCGTCCCGCCGGTAGATCGTGTCGCTGGCGAACTCGTAGTCCGCGCCCTCGACCAACGCCTCCCGGTAGAACTCCATCTTCAGGTGCGTCTCGTAGGCCTCGTGGACAATGAGCAGCCCGCGGCCGTCCCACGCGCCACTCTCGAACAGCGCCACGGCCACGGCGATGGCCCGATGGAACGCGCCTGTGTCGCTGCGCCCGCGGCCGAGTTTCACCTGGTCGTTCCAGTCTGGATTCTTCTTGGGGGAAGGGGGAACCTGTGGTAGATTTGACATGATCAACTCCTGTCATGGGTGTTGGTTGTTGAGCCACCCGTTCGGCCTCGTGAACTTAGCGGGTGGCTCTCTGCTATGTACCTACTATTATACTCGTATGTACCTACCCGTCAATAGGGAATTGACATGTATGTACCGTCTGTGTTATCCTCCCCTTTAGGAGCAGACCAATGGCACGAAGATACAGCTACGCCTACAAGGTTCGGATTCACGAGGATACCCTGCCAGAGTTGCAGAAACTCTCAGGCAAGCTGGGGTTTACAGTCACCACGCCCGGCCGGTACTTAGGCGACCCCTCCCCGGCCGCGCTGCTCGACGCCCTCGCCGAGTGCCACGACGCCGACCCCGGCGGCACCACCCTGGCCCTCAAAGTCCTGCTCAAAGCCAACGGCCTGCTCCCAGCCCGCGACACCAGCGCGCCCGACAGTTCCGCCGAATAACCGTCTCTCCCGGCCGCCGTTCCAGCGGCCGTTCTTCAACTCGCGGATCCCCATCCGCCAACAACCCAACCAGGAGGCCCCAATGTCTAACCAACAGCCGCTAGATCAGCCGTCTCCCACCCCCAAGCCCAAATCCAACAACCGCCGCACCCTTCTCATTCTCGGCGCGCTCATAACAGTCTTCGCCTGCGCCGCCTGCGGCATCATCTACTTCCTTATCCCCAGCTCCGACGACAACAGCCGCCCCACCGGCGAAGTCGCCGAACAAGTAGAAGTAGAAGTCACCCGTCTAGTAGAGGTGGAAGTCACTCGCCTTGTAGAGGTGGAGGTCACCCGCCTGGTCGAGACCGTCATCACCCCCACGCCACCCCTCGACCCAACCGCCGCTCCTGCAGCCGAAATCGACACCACGGCCTACATCGCCGCCGCCAACATGACCATCGACGATCTCCCAACCGGCGACCCCGGCCTCGTCGTCATCGCCGCCGGCCCGCCCAATCAATTCGGTGCCATCCCCGTTCTCGTCCGCAACAACACCGACGCCCCAGCCTATCGCCTAGAAATCTCCGCTACCGCCCGCGACGCCGCCGGCAGCGTCCTCGGCACCGGCTCCAGCATCGACCTCCTGCCCACCTACGTCCCGCCTGCCGGAGTCGCCTTCGGCCGCGTCCTCTTCCAGGACACACCTCTCGACGGAGTCACCATCGAGTATCTGGTCACCGGTAGCGACGACCCCGGCATCATCTTCATCCGCCGCGACCTCGAAGTCATCGAGCACAACCTCGTCAGCGGCAACGTCGTCGGTTCCCTGCTGAACTCGAATGCCGCCGCCCTTGAAATCATCAACGTTGCCGTCATTTGCTTCGACGACACCCTCGTCCCCACCGTCTCACGCGACAACTACACCGACCAGGAACGCGTCGAGTCCGGCGCCCAACTCCCCTTCAGCGTCGACCTCCTCGGTGACGAAGCCCAGTGCGACCGCTACCTCCTCGCCGCCCGCGGCACCGAAACCGACTGACATCCTGGAATCAGCACCCACCAACGAAAAAGGCCACCAGCTACCTGGTGGCCTCCCCGTTTGCGCGCCAACACCTAAACAGACCATTGGTTCTATATCTTTGTAGCTGATTTCGTTCTATAATGGAGTTTCGATGAAATTCAGCTTTGAGCCTGGGGGTTACCCATGAACGAGAATGGCCACCAAAATGAGGGTCTACAGCCAAGCGCGCCCCGCGTAAGTGTGACTATCCGGCTCGACGCCGGCTCCTTGGGGGTATATTCTGTTACCGATTCCTTTATCCTCCCAGACGTAATTCTCGTGTCTCCAGAACGGGAAAGGGAGGAGCCCTCTTTTGAGTTTCCTTCCCAAACTGCCGGGCAGATTCATACCTCCTACGCCTACCACTAGATGCCCTGACTGGTGGCGTCCTGCCATTGGACACCTACGACATTCATAGTTGTATGGACAGGCGGCAGTTGCCTGGCAAGCTCGGCCGCAACTACCTGCTGCACGATCGGCAGTAGCTGATTTAGAGCTTGCTCCAACACGACCTGTAGAAACTGTTTCATGTCAGGCGGCACTTGTTGAGGATCCATCCCATCGGGCCAATTGAGGCCAATATTCATGTTGATATTAGGGGTCCCAGTACCCCTTACATGCTGGCACACCAACTGACCTCGGCAAACATCTAGTCGCTGTTGGGATTCAATGCAGGCGAGGATAACCTCTTCGCGATAGCTATTCTGTCCCTCTGGTATTGCGGCAAGCGGGTCAACCGGGTTATCCAGCTTAAGCAATTCCGCATAGCCCTCGAATAACTGCCACATCATTTCATCAAGTTCAGCGTCAGCCGCTTCGACTCTCAGTCCCTTCTCGCTCGCTTCCCGTCGGCCGATCGCGTGCCCATGGGAGTAGATTTTCTCGGCGAGAAGCTCGACAATGGCATTGACTCGTAGCTCGTCAAGTGGCTCTCGATGCGAACCCAACAAGCTACGAGCTACCGAGCGGATGTGGGAATGAGTACGATAGACCGAGCCTAAAACCCACGGGTCAAGCTTGTCGGCCAACAGCTGCGTCATGGTTGCCAGTGCAGCCTGGTCAGTTAACCCGGCGCGATCCTGGATAAATGCGATGTAGGCCATCACATCTTCGACGGAGATCGCTTCCGTTACGCCCGTTCCCTGCTGGGAATTAACGCGAGTTAGGATCGGGTCTATCGGCCCTAGCTGTCCTTTCTTGCCCATTACAATTGTGTCGGCGCCAAGGGCCAGCATGGTTGCCGCGCTCTGGGCCCGAAAGGGAACCAGAACATTCAGTACTTCACAGTATTCTCGCAGAGTAGAAATCATGCTCCACGGCACATCTACACTACCGCCTCTACTGTAAAGAAACAGGTCGACCTGCTGAACCTTATCGGCTCCCAATGGCCGAAGATGCCGATAGAGGGGCCGATCAGCGTCGCCCCCAATCTGTGCTCCAACTCCGCCGCGGTCACCCGTGACGTAAGCAATTACCTTACTTTGCCGCTTATCCTCTATGGCTCGAATGAGCTCACATCGATACTGACGATTCATCTTACTGTCTACCTCTCTTGCGTGTCACCACACATGCGCGTTGTCACGGCAGTCTGCGCCATGACTACTAAACTGGTTATTCGCTTTTCCAGAATCGAAGGTGGGAGCTGGTGGCAAGAAGACTTGTAGACACGAAGAGTATCGGCTACAATCTGCTTTAGGAATGCTATCAGCGTCCCACGCACCCGGCCTCAAAGGACCCCCGCCCTTTGGGGCCGACGCGTTTCTACTGCAATATCTATTGCCCAGTTTAAACCATAAAGAACCACCTCCCGCTAATTGTTGTGGTATTCCGCACGTTCTCTCTCGATCTTAACGTGAGCGCTTAGCGTCGTCAACTTTTCGCACAGTTGTTCCATGCCCTCCCCAAAGCACCCCAAATAGCCCATACAACTTCAGCCGTAAAACTTACCTATGCTCCTCCCAACTGGCGCGGAGTGGCTATGAACTGCAAGAACTGCCTCCCGAAGTTGCTCGTTCTCGACTCCAGCGCGCCGCGGGCCGTCATCATACCGCCTGGTATCTCTGCCAGGCCATACCTACCTAAGTCCTGGATGATCTTTCCCGTCAACTCGCCTTTCCCCGTTAGTTCAGGAAAGGCATAATCGAGCACTTGTCTCGTTCCACTCGTGTACCAGTCCTTGGGAAACGGTCTCTGGTTTTTCTCTGCCCACCTAACCGGGTCATCGAATAGCTGCAGAACGCGCAGGTGCCACGCCGTCAGTGTATCAACCAGATCGAGAAAGATGAGCTGAACATCGTCTTCAGGCGCGTTGGGGAGGGCCGAGTTGAGAACCGCGTTCCGAAGGGCCTCGAGCTTATCCTGCTGATGGTTTCTCATCGCGCAGGTTGTTGCCTGCAAGACTGTGGTAACAAACGCATCGTTTTCTGATAGCGCCTCGAGACTGAAACCCTCAACCTTCTCTTTGAGTTCGACCAACCCTTCCGCCACTGCGACCATCCACTCCTCCCGCCTCTTGGAAAGAGGTTGGTTGAAGAGCAAGGCAAACACCTCGGAAGCAATCCCAGGGACGAACGGTATCGGAATAGACGAGATTGCGCCTTTGACAAGGGCATAAGCATAGTCTCTATAATCAGCTTCCGGTAGCTTACTCAACTCAGCATTAGGCTTCATCATAGACTCTCTCCATAAGGCTGGCTGCCGCCGACGGCCGCCTACCGCCTTGACACCTCCGCCCCCTCCGGGTTAATCAACACAGCCGCATCCGGCTCGCTGTTGTTCCAGATTTCCTTGCCAAACTGACAGTTGAACCCACCCTGGCCCGTGTCCTCCGACATCGCCCAGATACGCAGCGCCTGGCCCGGCCCCAGCACCCCGCTCAGCCGGCAGTCCTGAGACCCCTTCTCCGAGCGCAGCGTCCAGCCGTCGAGCACGACCTCCGTGCCGCCGGTGTTCTGAATGTCCACGAACTCCTCACGCTTATTGACGTTGGTGATCGCCAACTGCCCCACGGCCGTCGGCAACGTCGCCGTCGGCTGCGGCACGGCCGTCGGTTGAACCACAGCCGTTGGCGGCAGAGGGGTAGGGGGAACGGCCGTCGGCGGAACCGCAGTCGGAGGCACCCGCGTCGGCGCGGCAGTCGGCGGCGCGCTTGTCGCCGTAGGAGGAGGGGCGGTTGGCGGAACTCGCGTCGCTGTCGCCGGCCGGGGCGTCGCGCTGGGCACGGGTGTTGCCACCGCTGGCCGCGGCGTCACGCTCGGCCTGGCCGTTGCCGTTGCCGGCTCCTCAGTCGACGTCGGCGCGGCCGTGCGGCTGGGCGCAACCGTCCGCGACGGCGCGGTCGTCAACGTAGCCCCGATGGCCGGTTCCTCAGTCGGCGCTGCCGTCGCCTCGGCCGGCTCCTCCGTGGCTACCACATCCACCACGTCCACAGTCGCGCCGGCGCGTTCCGCGAGTTCGGCCGTTGGCTCCACGTCCGGCGTTGGCACCACGACCAGCAACGCCGTCCAGCAAAAACAGCAAGCGAACACCAGCGGCGCGGCCACCCACACCACCTTGCCCACCCCGCGCTGCGACCGATACTGGCCTACCCACCAATCACGAAAACGATTAACTGCGTTCACAATGGCCTCCCCGGACTTCCCCTAATGCCCTCTTACCAACAACACCCCCTTACCAACGCAAAAGGCCGAGCGCACCCTCGCGCCCGGCCCTTCGCCGCAAAACCGAAAGAACAGAGAACCAAGAACAGTATAGCACGAGTGTTCTGAAATTGGCTATACTTCCTCCTTGACAGAACACCAGCAGATGCCATACAATGCTGTGTAGCTGTCCGCGCGGAGGGAAAGAGATGAGTCTGCCGCAGAATTCCGAAGACGCAGGGAAGACGAAAATAACTATCGTTCTTCCGCCGAGCCTGATGCGCAGGATTCGCCGAGCGATGGGAATCAGTAAGAGGAACCTGAGCGCAGAAATTGAGTATGGCATGGAACAGCACGTCATAGCGGTCGAGCAGCAGCATGGGTTGACTAGCAACCACCTGCGCGACGACTGGCCTGACTAGCACCAACGGCCCCGGCGGCCGTCGAAGCCGAGATTCTAGGAAAGGCGGCAGAGGCGCACTCCCGCAAAGAACACGCCCCTGCCTATAGCGCACCTTAACAGCCGAATAGGAAGCAAGAGCGAACCATTCAGCCCAAGGCGGCCAGATCGTTGGTGGGAGTCGAACCCACCCGGCCATGCGGCCGGCGACCCGCGACGGCGTCAGTTGTCGGAACTTCCCTCAGCTACAAAACGACACATCCGACTAATGGCGCCAGCTGGATTTGAACCAGCGACCTAGGGCTTATGAGGCCTATAGGACGTAGAACGGCCGTTCGATGTCCTTTTCCACTTTTGACCACAGGCCTATTAGTCCCTTCCACGGCCGTTGACTTTACCGTTAACGTTCGCCAGCGGACTGTAGCGCTCATGGTACTCCTGTAGCTCGCGGTCGTCCCAAACTGCGTAATACTGAGCCGTCACCTGCGACCCCGGCGCGTGGCCGAGAATCCGTCCCAAAGCCGCCAGGTTGCCGCCGTTCTTGAGGAACGACCTGGCAAACGCGTGGCGAAACGAGTGCGGGTTCACCTTACCCTGCACCCCCGCCCGCTCGCCCACCCGCTCCAACATCTGGCGAACGGCGTTGGCTGTAATCTCCTCGCCTCGCGGCGACACGAACAGCGCGTTCGACTCCGACGCCGGCCGCACCAGCTTGTAGAGCGCAATGGCCTCGGCCGTCATCTCCGTGAAGTACACCCGTCGCGCCTTCGTTCCCTTTTCCACCACCAGAGCATAGCGCGCCGGCACATTCACCGCCTCCAACGTCAAACTGACCAGCCCACCGACCCGGCAGCCGGTGTCGATTAGCAGCAAAATGATCGCCCGATTCCGAATGTCCTCGTGGGGCAAGCGCGCCAGAATCCGGGCCACGTCGTCGTCGCTAACCGCCTTGGGCGCCTGTGCCGGCAGCTTAATCAGCGGCACCTCGGCCGCCACATTGCGGCCAACGATCCCCTCCTGCGTCAGCCACGAAAACAGACGTCGTAGAGCGCGTTGGCAGCCGTGAATGTAGTGAACACTCAGCTCGCGGTCGACCAGGTGGGCGCGATAGGCGCGAATCGTCGCCGGCGTCACATCTGCCACGGACACCGGCCCGACAAATTCGTAAAACAAGGACAGACGTTGGTCATACCAACGTCGCGTAGACGCCGACACCTCGCCCGCCAGCCCAGTCAGGAACTCCTCCACCGCCTGATGCAGGGTAAGCGTATTCATTTGTGGTTCTCTTGCTTCCTCTTTCGGCCTGACGGGCGCGCCGCCCGCCGCCGTGTCGTTTGCGGTCGACACAGCATCGCACAGGATAGCAGATTTACTGCTGTGAGTGAATGGTAAGAAGTACCGGAAGTTCGTCAAGGTTTGTGAAGGAAGCGTGAAGATGACAACAACCACGAATGAGGCCCGGCCCAGCGCCGACATCCTTAGCTTCATAGCCGACGACCGCGCCGTCGTCATTTACCGGCCGCGCTGGAACACCTTCACCGGCGGCATGGCCCAGACCGTCCTCCTCCAGCAGATCGTCTACTGGTGGATCAAGAACGGCCGCCGGCCATTCTACAAATTCGCCCGCCCCTGCGCCCACCGGCTGTATCGCCCCGGCGACTCCTGGGAAGAAGAACTCTCCGTCCAGCGCCGCGAATTCGAGAACGCCCGCCGCGGCATCTCCGCCCGCACCCACGGCCAACTCGACCCCGCCGCCCTCGTCTCCTACTGGACCGACGCCCAGCGCGTCACCTGGTACGCCCTCAACGAGACCCTTCTCCTCGACCACCTCGCCGCCCTCTACCCAACGGCCGACGTAGGCCTCCAGCTCCCCCTTCCCGACCTAATGGACGAAACGTCCATTAGATCAAATGGACGAAACGTACATCAGCATCCGCCCGCGACCGAAGAGCTAATGGACGAAACGTCCATTAGAACTAATGTACCAAACGGCCATTTGCTAATGGACGAAACGTACATCGGATCAAATGGACGAAACGTACATCCGCTGATTACAGAGAATAAGACTACCCCAGAGACTACCTCACAGACATCACCATCATCCGCGGCCGCCCCGCCCTCCCCTGCTGCTGCTGTTGTTGTTGCTGACCCTCGCCAGGCCATCCTCGACTGGATGGGCTTCGACGACGCCCTGCAAGACAAAGAGCGGCAACGACTCGACGTGCCCACCCTCCTGGCCTGGGCCTACACCGTCAAGCTCAAGCAAGCGCTGCCACGTGTGCGCGGCAGCGTCTACAATCCCGTTGGCCTCGCCCGCTCCCTCTGGCGTCATGGGCAACCGCCCCGCGCCGACGTCCTCAACCTCGCCCGCCAGTGGCTGAGCTACGGCGACGAGGAACGCGCCCGCATCCTCGGCCGCCTCGAATGGACGACCGACTACGACGCCTACGACCCGGCCACCGACCCGGACGAGGAGTTCCCCGCCTTCCCCTGGCGCACCGCCGCGGCCGTCTACACCGCCACCGGCGGCCAACTCGCTCCCCCGGCCCTCTCCCCGGCCATCGTCGAGCCAGTCCGCCCCCCAGACCGACCCACCCCCAC